TATCATGAGAGAGTTCCTTGATCTTGTTGAATAGAGGCTTGCCGTGCTTGTCGACGTACTGGAACAACACGAGTGTGTTTCCTTTGCGACTAACAGCCAGCTTCGCCACGAAATCCAACCTTCGCGGATTCGTGACCAGAAAGTCAACTTCCTCCGCGTAACTCATCTTCGAAACAGCCTTGCGTTCTTCGTCCGTGTACTTCAACACGATGCACTGTACTGCCAGCTGCGCAACCTGATTGTTCTTCATCAGGTTCGCAGTCTTCTCGATTTGAATGACAGGACCGAATAGACCTTCAAGCACTAGCTTGTTGACGAGAGAACCATCGAGTGTACCAGTCAAGCCAAGCTTCATCGGACAGTTCTTCAGCTTCTCCATGATCTTGGTCAAGGACTTCGCTTTCCACGTGTGAGCTTCGTCACCGAAGACCGTGGTGAATTGTGCAAACCAAGCCGGTGGCAAGTCAACGATGGACTGCCACGTGGTGATCGTGATTGGGCAAGTGATTTGCTTTGACTTGCCACCCATGATCATCTGGATCATCTCAGGCGGGCATCCGTACTCAATGAAGTCATTTGCCATCTGTGATACAAGACCGATGCTCGGTACGATCACAATCACCTTATCCTGCTTCTCCATGATGAGTCGCCACATGGCGATCATGTAAATCATCAACGATTTACCCGAAGAAGTGGGGCTTAGGAACACATGTCTGCGCGTTCTCACTGCGTGAAGCAGTGCTTTTAGCTGATATTCTCTCGGTTTGTAAGGCAAATCTAGCTCTCTTACAAAACCGACAAATTCATCCTCGGAAACCTGCGTTGAAAGATGAATTTCATCGCTGACAGCCACGCTGTACTCTCGCTCCCGCGCGAAGGCGAGAATGTGCGACAAAAGCCCACGATAGATGATACCTGTGTTGATATTGAACAGGCGCATCTTGCCATCCCAGTATCTTGCCTTGTAGGAAGGCATGAACTTTGCACCAGGAACGGTGAATGTGAAAAACTCGCTCAGTTCATGAGCAAGTCCAGGTTCACACATGACTTGTAGGTGTACGTCGTTGAGAGCAAATATGCGAAGGTCAGCCATTTATGTCATCTTATCCAATTCCCTGCTGGAACTTCATGAAGTTGATCGCGTTGTTGATCTGGTAAGTGCGGTTGTGCACCATCTTCAAAATCTGATCCAGTGCCTCCAGCTTTTCACGCTGATATGCGACACGCAGGGTCATGCTAATGCAATCCTTGTCTGCTTTCAGCTTTTCATCCACCTCAGATTTGACGTGGCGTTTCAGCTGCGGTTCCCAGCCAAGGCTCTTGAGTTCATCAGAAGAGAGCTCTCCGAGGAGCCACAGCTTCTTGTTGTTGTAGAGGATGTCAGCGTCACTCTCCATCTTACGAAGGAGCATGCGCTCGTTGCTCATCATACGACTGTACTTATGGTGCAGTTTTGGGATGTTCAGCGAAGCGTCATCGAGGCTGAGCTTGGAGATAGCGGAATCGTTGTTCCACTGTTCAAAAATTTCATCAAGTGTCATGATTTAGATTGATTGACCCAGAGGGTTTGTCAGAGTGAACATGGTGTAGCTGAACGTGACGGTGCATTCGACGAATTCAACGTCAGTTGCAGTCGTGTCGAAATTGATTGGCGAAAGATCGCTCGGAATCAAGTTCTCAAAATTGAAGTAGACATTTGGATTCTTCGCGTTCGAGAGGACGATCAACTGTCCGTCTGAATAGAGTCCTTCACCGATAGGATTCTTCTGCATCAATTGCTGACGCTGAGTGAAGGTTCGCGGCTTACCAATACCAACCATCCAGTTGTACAGTTCCATCCAGTTCTGCATGTCTTCATCGACCTTGAAGGTGATGCCGAGCTCACCATACTGAAGATGGTCAGCTGCAGGGTGCAGTGTTGCGAATGGAGTGCCAACCTTTGGATGGTTGAGCGTGAGACCAGGCAGCATTGCCTTGGTCACGAAGAAATTGGTTGTTGGCAGTTTCTTGACGGAAAACTGGAAACCGATTTGGGAAAGGAAGCTCTGGTTGGGCGATTGCACAGCGCCGCCAAGAGCTTCCTTGTCACAATCAGGTGCAGTGTTGGCAGACATGGGAATCTCCGAAGGATACCCATGTATGTATCTCGTTAGAGAATGCCTGCCTCACGTAGGACCAACACTTCGAACCTCACGTCAGACTGGGCATCGTGCTGCTTGTAGCCAGGGATCTGCGCGCGAAGTTCTTCGGTGTTGTCCGGATAGCCATTCAGCTTGGAAGACATTCCGAGAACATCAACCACGGTTCGAAGATCACGAACCTTGTGCCAGCCGACCGGAACCATCTTCCATGCCCAGCCACAGTCCATGTACAGACTGGTGAGCCAGTCACAGTCCTTGGAACCACGCTGCCACACGAAATCCTTGTACTTGTCGAACTTGTTTTCCTTCAACCATTCTTCCATGTCAGTCAGAGCGACTTCCGGATCGATGTCATCAGGAGATGGGATGAACGACTGACGCTGTACGTCAATGTGTTGTTCTTTCCACCACTTGACTGTGTCAGGATCGATCTTGCGTCCATGTTCGTGCTGGATCTTTGCATTCAGCTTGTAGTTCTTGATCTGGAGAGATTCCAGAAGGGTGTCATGATTGGCTGTGTCATGAAGAGCGGCAGTGATTTGCAGAATAACCGCGTCTTCGTGAATTGCCAAGGTTTCACAGTCGATGATCAGATGTTTCATAATGTTCCTTGCTGTTGTCAGATGTATCGTTGTTCTATTACTTCACGACGACAGTGCTGAATTATACCGACTGATTAGACCAAAGCCAACTGCTAAATCATGTACCTGACAATCTCGTACATCGCGTTGGGACTGAAGCGCCACGCCTGATCAATATTGAATGCCGCCGCCATGCAAGCTTCGCTGCAGAACCACTCAGTCTTGGAACCACCGATAGCTGGACGAATGACGAATCCAAACAAACCACGCCAGAAATACGATTCACCGTCATGTTCCTTGAACCAGTCTTTCACCTGCTGAAGATTGACGGAAGGTACTGTGATGATGTCCCAATCGGTGTTTGGAAGCTTCTGGCCAGAAAGCGTACGAACGCCAACACCTGGCTTGCTTGAAGCAATTGTGTAGGTGCCATCAGGCTCTTGAGAAAGGATGCACTCGACGTGCTCGTAAGGACCACGGTCCCACCACATGATGATCTTGCCAAGGAAACTCTTCTTCTTGCTGAATGCAAATTGCATGTTACTCTCCGAATTTGTAGCCGAAACGTTTGATTGTCTCACGGTCGATGTCGGTTACTAGCTCGATCGTGGACTTCTTGGTGTAGTAGTCCGCGTAGAAGCCATGCTTAGATTCATTGGTTCGAATGTTCTTCAGATCGAACCCAGTGCGTTCAGCGATGATAGGAATTGCTGCGTCGCGCTCTTCAAATTTGAATATGTTGGTTTCTTCAGTCCATCGAGTTTGCGGTGTGCCTGCAACCTCTGAGATAATGAACTTGTTAACACTTAGATAAAGCCATTCGTCAAACTTGTATTTAGGAGCCGTCTCATTATTCATCTGTGGTCGAGGTCCGTTAGCACCCCAGTTCAAATGATGATATAGACTGACATAGCGATCCCATGGATTGCGCACGAAGCTGAATTTCCAATAGTCATCCCATGTTTCCTTGAATATCCAAAACTTCGCGCGTGCCGGACTCATGTGCTGGAGTGGATTCAGATATTGCTTTTCTCCGAATTCAGTCGAAAGCGAGTTACCACCTGTGCGTGGATTATGAAAGAAGATGCATTTGGTAGTCTGGATGATGTTCATCAGAATTTGTACCCGAAACGCTTGATGATTTCTTTGTCGATGTCAGCAACTGTCTGCGCAGTGATGCGATCGTAGTAGAACTTGTATTCGGCATGCACGCTCTTGTTGCGATGGACCAGAACTTCCTTCATTGGAATGTGACGGTTGATAATCTCAACGGCTGAGTCCAGTTCTTCAAATTTGAAGACGGCATCACAACCATCGATCCAATCAGTCTGCGGTTGTGCAAACCATGCGGAATGGATGAATCGGTTCTTGTTCAGATGCATCCATTCAGTGAAGGAATGATTGTTAGCCCAGTTCCAACATTGCAAGTTGTTGCGGCGAATGTACTCAGATTGACGATGGAATTCGTAGATGCTGACATAGCGATCCCATGGATTGCGCACGAAACTGAATTTCCAATACTGATCCCACGATGACTGGAAGATCATTTCCTTTGCCCAGTCAGGCTGGAAGTGATTCAACAATCCATTTCCTTCGGTGAAGCCGAATGCCTTGTAGAGCGAACGACCTGCCGTTTTCGGATTGTGAAAGAAGATCGCCTTGTATTCTTGACTGATGTACATTATTTGGAATACCTCTCGCTATTCTTAAGACCTTCTGAAATTGCCTTTCGATGAGTTTCTGACAACTTCATTCCAACACGTGCTGCTTTCAAAGCAGCCTTGTGTTCCTCGGTGAATTTCTTGCCTTTCTTGGAGGCAGATATCTTCTCAGCTACACCTGGTTTACATGGCAAGGCACGACCGCGCCTGGTATCACCTGATTTTTGTGCAATTGTTCTTGCATCAGGAGTAGAGGACCAATGTTTGCGTTCTCCGATAAAGAAGTTGTAATACTTGGTCTTTATTTCTTCAGGTTTAATCATTTGAAGAAGCCGCAATTCTTCTGCGAACATTTCTTGTTTTGATGTGATGTTCGTAATTACGATTCTTCGTTTGAATGTGTCTGGTCGGCGTTTGTATGTTTTGAGCATCCAATTTGATGAACAAACATAGCCATCATCTTGTGTTCCCCAATGACAACCAACATAGAACATCTTGCGCTTCTTATCCATCCAAACATAGACGAATCCATATTCTTGCTTCATAATTTGATTTCCTGAATGTAATAAAGGGGCAGCCGAAGCCACCCCTTTATATATTGTTTCTTATTCAGAAACGGGTAAATCACATGAGGTTATTG